TTCTTGCGGTGTGTTGATATTCTAACATTAGAATTCAATATTATCTAGAAATTTAAGATTTTATCCAGATTTATTCATCGGTATTGAACCAAGAATCAAACATACCACTATCTCCGGGTTTACGATTTTCAAGTTTATCAAGAATTTCATCAGTATGAATGACTGATTCTATTTTACCAATCATCTCTGCAATAGTGCTACAAACCATTGGTCTTTCTTGCCTTGCAGCAAATGCAAGTGCATTACGAAGAGATTGTTCTGCTTCTTTAAGTGATTCTTCGACTGATTGTGAGAGTGCCATTTTATCTGTTTCTATTTTTATCGAAATAATACTTTGATTTTGTATTCAAAAGGTGTTCTTTTTCTTCTTTTGTATATTCTGTGCCATCAGGTTTAGAATTCCAAAAATCTTCCCAATCTTTTGGAGAATTTGTTGTAACTTGAATATTACTCATTTAATCCATCCTCAATTGCTTTTTCCATAAAAGATTGAATTTCTTTACTTGTCATATTATTTAACCAACTCCAATTAGGATCATCTTTGTCCCATTCAAGACTAAAAGTTCCATCTTCATTTTGATGGACTTTAAGAGAATCAGCACTCATCTTTCTTAAATTGTTTACGACACTTTTTTACTTCCTTGAGTTCATCTTTTATCATTTTATATGCATCATCCGGACTAATGCGTTTTGATACTTCCATAGCAGTAATGATTTCTACTCTTGTACCAAAATGTTTTAATGCTTCTTCAAAAGAGTTCAGATCTGAATACATAATCACAAATCCTTATAGGATCCTCCACCAGAAACAACTATGGTATGATCATCTAAAGTTCCATCTTGCTCACATTGGAGATGAAATCGGGTCATGATGATTACATTATCTTTGATAGCACCAGTAAGCATTTTACGACCTTGTTTGGTCATCGAAGAAAACAAACCATAACGAGTTTCCCAAACATAAAAACACTCATCAATAAGTTCGGCACCTTCAGGTATAATAACTTCCAGTTGAGTATCAGTCTGAATCATTGTTCTCTTCGGGTGGTTTTTTATTGAATCCGAAAGGTCCTACTTTAGTTTCAGACCTTTTCTTCATAATAACACCAGCAAGAGACTCCATAATTTTAAGGATGTCTTCTGCCTTAGCACCTTCACCAAGTTCTTTGGCAACATAAAAATACTTATCAAAGAACTCTTTACTATGTTCTTTATAGTCTTCGACTGTGATTGGTTGGTCTTTCATTTTCCTCCTGTATCATAGTTTAGTTGATCATCTTGCTCTTTGAGTTTAGCAAGTCTCACTCTATCATGAAGTTGTTTGAGTGCTTCAGTAACCTCAGGAGTTTCTTCATACTCCCAAGTATCACCTTTGGAGTTCTTCATTGATTTTTTACTCATTTGTATTCTTCTCCAGTGACGGCAAACTCATGCTCAATCAGTTCTTCTTGCTCTTCAAGTTTCTGGATTTTTTCTTCTAAAATTCCAATAATACGACGATAATCATTCACTCTCATATCATGACGAAAATACTTTTCATCTGTGCGGATATGATCAAGTCTTTGAAGCATATATGCAATCGTGTGTGAAAATCCAGTTGTAAAGTCGTACTCTTTTTTACTCATAGTTTCTCTCCAGTAAATTCTTTTTTAGTCATGGATTTAAAGTTTTGTAGACAGCAGAGATGTTCATGTGTCCGTGAATGTATCCTGCAGTGATTATAGCAAAGACGGACAGAAATATCAAGCCCATTGCGATTAGGTTAGGCAACGGTGAGATCATTAATTGTGTATTTGTTTTTTCTAAGTTTGTATCGTTTGATGTATGCTTGTCTGTGTTCATCACAATCAAAGTGGCAAATTCGATCTTCGTTTCCGTCCTTATACTCTAATCGATAAGGGAATGCTTTAAATGGATGCATTTCTTCAGGTGTTAGATTCTTTTTCTTTGGAGTTTTTGTTGAACTCTTTGCCTTCACTTTGCGAGTTGTAGTATTCTTTTTTGCTGGCATTTTTCTCAATCATTTTTTCATGTTGTTGAGCACCTAAGTTGTCTAGAAAATCATTAATCATTTGAAACCTTTTACTTCTTTTTTATCTAAAACATCAATATGAGAGAGAAAAGATGATGGAGTATTCCACCAGATTGATTGTGCTTCTCCCCATGATTCTACTGTAAGAGCAACACCATCAGTTTTTATAATTTTATAGTGATGTCGATCATAAGGTTCACTGGATGATTCTGTGAAGAATAGTGGGTCAGAGGGATCAATTAAACTCATCGCATTTTCATAGTTTGGACTGTAACTTCTTGATGTCTCAAATATAATTTAATGAAGCATCTTGCCATTACTTTAACAGTATCAAGATCTTCACAGTTCTCAATTTCTCTGGATAGTTTTTCATATTCAAAGAGTTTAGATGTGGTTTCTAATTGTATACTATCTGGATCCATGTCTTTTAGGTATTCTAAACTACTATTTACCCCAGAATGTTTTAGTTTAAAGCATACCGAGTTAAACCATCCCATTTTATTATAGAGTTTGATTTTTGTATGTTGAGAATGAACATCTACTTTCTCAACTGTATACTCCTTACCAATTATAAGATAGGAAGTGGGATCATCATTATTTCCCCATCTTATCTGCTCTTGAGAGCATCCTATGTACTCTACAACATTATTCTTTTCCATTTGCAATCATGCGATCTATTGCGATTAAAGTATCATAAGGAATCCATGCAGGATTTTCATCATCAAATTGAACCTGAACCTCATTTATATTCCTCTCTAATAATTTAGAATAAGAAGTTCTGGTGTTCTTTACATAAGAGATTGGATTAATCATATTATTCAAACAAAGGAAAGATAGGAGGGACACCACCATAATATCCCATATTATACCAATAACAATCAATCAATCTTAATTTTTCACTGACTGTATTATCATCATTATAAGGATCAATTAATGTAAAATTTTTACAGGTTCTCACAATCTCTGGTGGAACTTCTATTTTTGTCCATGTGTTAGGATCGTCAACAAAAACTGGAATCATACTACCACCTCTTTCCATGCTTTCTTAAAGTTTTTATCCCAGTTTTCAGTATAAACTGGAAGGAAGGAATTTAGAGCATAACAAATATCAACAATTTTCATTTGATTTTGTTCATCTACAGCCTCTTGCAATTCATCTAACATAAATTCTACCGTAGAAATACGGGAAAATGATTGCTCAAGATTGTTCATGACTTTCCAAATTTCATCAGGCATCAGGTTTCTTTTGAATTATACCCATATTCTATCACAATTTCCTTGTGTGTGCTCACTGTGTCTGATAAGGATCTCTGATGTATTTTGTAGTCATGACCCTCTTCACCTAATTGTTCCGCAAACTGATGCAATAAATTCCAATTTAAGTTCTGATCCATTGCTTCAGTGCAACTTGTGTTATATTTAACACTATGGATTTCTTGGGTCAATACCTAAACTTTCAAGATAATCAATCCACCAGGTAGCATCTTTCATATATTTCCAATTAGGAACGGGTTTACCTTGTTCTACAGTATAATACTCATATAAAGCATCATCGATAATCTGTGCGGTCTCCATACTCTTCTTCCTCCGCATCAACATCCGCATATGCATCTTCCACATATCCGGTTCTGACTCTGTATTTTTCCCCTGCGACATAAGTTTTCTCGGAATTAACAGCAGATACCCACACAGAAAGTTTTATTATGATGAAAATAATAATCAGTGGAGTGAAGCAACCAATTAAAATTACTGAAGTCATTACAGTTCTTTCGTTATAAAATTATCTATATCAGTATTCTTCCAAATAAGTTGATGTGCTAACTTATCTCTCAATTCATTAATTCTTTCCTCATCATAAGAATCAAAGTTCCCTCTCTTATCAACTTTCTTATAATAATGAAGAGCATTCAGTATTATAGTATAATCTTCTAATGACAACTCAAAGTTCATACAAACATTCCCTGTTCATTCATATACTGAAGTGCCTCCTTCATACTACCAATATGATGATATCCGATTGCGACTTGAGGATATGTTGCATTTGATCCAAACTCTGCCTCAAATGCCTTATCATCAAAGTCAATACCTAAAACATATTCATGAAAGTCATCACCAAGAGATTTAAGAAGAGATATCATTCTCTCACACTCTTGACTTCCGTTGCTGTAAATTACTGCTTGCATTTTACTCCTTTGATTTAATTATTGGAATTGACCTCGACCTGCTTCTTAAGTAATTTAACGGCCTTCTTAAGTTCTTTTCTTGATCTGATTTTACTAAACTCCCACTCAACAATGTCCATTGCCTCACAAATTAAATCGTTCATGTTCTTTTTAGTATTCATGTTGCCTCCTTTTTTTTGCAAATATTTCATAATAAGCAGAGATCACATAATCATCCCATGGATCAGGTAAACTACCTCCTCTACCTAAACGAGTTTCCATTCTAGATAATTTATCAATAGGTAATTCCATAACATCAGGATCATTGAGAATTTCTGACAATTTAGATTTCTCATTATGATTGCTGAAATTACGAAGAGGATACCTGTTAGGTAAATTACGAGTAGTTCTAGTCATGTTGCCTCCTTTTAATCATTCCAAAAACTAATCCCTCTGGCGCCAGTCTGATGGTTTATCTTGTTGAAACCAATCTACAATCTCATCAGCACTATTAAATCCTGTCATATGGTTGGATGGATCGGGATCACCTAACCCCATATTGTTTAAGAAGTCATCCATACTACCTTCCTCAATATCTTGAGAAGACTGTCTTCGTGCTTTCTTTAACATTTCATGAGCAGAAGTATTTGCTTTCGCAAGTTTTTGTGCCCATACCATCTCCGAAAGTTTCACCTCTTCGTTATTTGCAATACATTTACAAATAAATTCTAACCGAAGACGGTATTGTGTTGAGAGCATATTATTCTTTTGCCTCTAGATGTTTATTTATTTTTGCTCGCAATTCCTTCGCAAGCTTGAGATTTTTACGGTACATCATATATTTTACCACAGGATTGGCAGGATTATGCCTTAACCACCATATCTTATGACTTATTTGTGCTTTTACTAACTTTAGAACATAATCAAATGCTCTTGCGACATTTGGATCAGTGACTATCACATATAAAATAACTCCAAATACCAAAAAAAGCACGTATTGTGCTGTCATTGGTGAAACTCCTGATTTCTACGATTATCAAGATACTCTAAAATTTCTGCTCTCCATTCCATCAACTCAAAGAAACATTCTTGATTGTGAGCACATTTTCTAAGTTCAGAATCAGGTTTTAATACACTTTCGTAAAAAAGTCCAAGTGCATCTTTGCGTTTTTGTTGTTGGTCAGTCATAGAAATTTTTCAAGAGAGGAGGTTGCTTTCTTTTTAATTTTAGAATACTTTTTGATATAATCAAGTGCTTGTTTATACGTTTTTACACTATGCACTTGACTACCATTATGTATAATACAGAACCCTTTCTTCTTTCCTGCTAATGGTATAGCAGCCCACATTCCATCTTTAGATACAAAACCGTCAGGGTCTCCTGATTTTGGGTTCAGGAGACTCTGATTATGAACATGTGGTTTGAGAAACTTAGACATTAAAAAAATGATGCATTAACACTCACAACAGTAGCATTCGGATTACGTGCCAATGCTACTTCTTTTGCTTCCTGGTAGTCACGGGCATGAACAGTCTCATAGAAGACTTTACCAGCAACATAGAGTTCGACTTTGCATTTCATGATGGTGTTCCCTTGATTACCTTTGTATTATAGCAGAATGGAGCAGGGTTTCTACTCCTGGTGGACAGTTCAGCAAATGGTAGAAAGAGTCCACAAAGATTCACGAAGATCATTGGGAATATCAGTCCGTGAGGGATTAACCATGTGTGCAGGAATGTTTTCTTTTTTTGCAAAAAAACTCACATGGTTAACTACACATTTAGGATGATCTTGCCAATTTTCCCAAATCTCAGTAGGATTGATTTGGATCTGTTTTCCTGTTGCTACACCATATGCAATGTCATAGTTACCATCTTTGCGTTTATCCGCAAGAATGACACGTTGACCTTTATTAAAAATTTGTCCGGTAGTTCCCTTACAAACTGCACTGTATTCAATAGATTTGTTGAGATTTTCTCCACCCGAAGTGTAAATAGCAGTTCGCATGGTGGGTGTGAGGTATTTTGGAAGATTCATTTGGATAATAATCTTTGATTACCTTTGTATTATAGGGCAGAGTGGGGCAGAGTGGAGGGGCAGAGTGCCAGTTTAGTGAGTGGTCAGTTCTCATGGGAATTCCCATAAATCAATCCACCAACACCAATTCCAAGCTGGATGATTTTTACATTCTTCAAGAGACATATTATCAATACTTTCCACAAGACTATAATACGATGGTGGATTTTTATCTGGATCAGAAAAATATCTATAAGCAGCACTACCACGAGGGGGTAATTCTTTTTTTAATCGTTCTTTCACAAACATCATTTTTTGAGCATTCTGATATCTTTCTGTTGCTTTTTCAAATGGTGATAGTTTTTTCATAATAACCTCAACGACGGATAACGGAAATGGCAGGTTGACCCTGCTTAAACACGGTGTCTACGACTGCCTGAACGGACTTAGCAGTGCTGATGCCCACTTTATCATAGACTGGAACACAGACCAGTCCAAAGGTCTTCTGAGACCCTCCCAGACGGATCACACGACCGATTGACTGACTGATGCCGATATAATCCATGTTTCTCATGAACAATACTGCCTCAAGTCCACTGACGTTGATACCTTCAGACAAAATAGAGTGATGAAGAACAACAAACTTTTTGTTAGGATCTTTACCCCATGCATTCAGAGTATCAAAGAATACCTCACGATTGACTTTCTGTCCATCAATAATAGCACCAGTCTTGGATGTAATATACAAACAAGAATAACCACGTTCTGCCAGTTGATTACGAAAGTCAGATTGACTCAGAAGTTTGATAATCTGTTTGGTAGAACGTGCGGCAATCAGGATTTTATCCAGTGAGTTCTCATCAATTGTCTCAATCAAATTCTCACAATCACGGTCGGCAATCATCTGCTTATCCTGAACCATATCCAGTTGCTTTACAACAACTTTAGGAGGAAGAATATATCCTTGCTCTACTAATGTAGGAGCAGGAACATTACAGATGACTTTACCGTAGACCTCATAATCATTCATCCCTGCCTTGTAAATAGAGAGAGAATTCTTAGGAGTAGCAGTGAAGAAATAACACCGATCAGCATCAGCAGAAAAGTGCTCCGTAGCAGGGAAAAAGTTACGTTGGACTGAGTTATGCGCTTCATCAAAGTAAATCGTATTGACTTCGATATCTGCTTCTACAAGACGATGTAGAGAGTGATATGTGGTAAAGATTACTACATTCTCACCAGCAGTTCTAGCAGTATTTACAAAAAGATTAATCTTTTCTGCTTTTGTTGTGGAGAAGTGTGAAGTCTCACCACTATGAACATGAATAATATGTGTATGAGTTGTATCGATGACTTCCAGAAACTCACTACAAAGTTGTTCTGCAAGCAGAATACGAGGTGCAACAATAACCGTAGTGTTGCCACTACTGATGTTCTCAATAGAGGATTGAGTGTCAGTAATCATACATAAGGTCTTACCACCACCAGTCGGTACAATAATCTGACCCTTTTGATGAACCAGCATGGCATCAACGGCATCTTGCTGATGGGGTCGCAGAGTGATTGTCAAAGGTCTCCCTCGATTACCTTCTTATTATAGCAGAAAACCGTCCCCAGTGCGACCTGGTGGACGGTTCTTAATGTGTCTTATAGATTCCTCTTCAACCCTAACAAAGGTAGTCTACAGGGTTTTCAGAGTCTTGTCAAGTCCTTATACTTGAAGTATCATTACAGTATAGTTTTGTGTAGATGCATCAGAGGGACTAAATGAAACTCTAAATCCACTCGTATTCTTCTGTGATTCTGGAACTGTATATGATTCTGTAGTACTACCAGATGAAACCATTACAGTATAATTTGCAGATTGTAATGCAGAACTAAAAGTAAAGTTCGCATCATTTACACTATTTGATAATTCGATATTATATCCATCAGTACCAACCAAAGATCCACTATTAATAGTTGCGAAAGCAACAACAGGACTCAAGTTTCTGAATGAATCTGTTCCATGTCCAACCTGAATTGTATCTCTTGTAGAGTTATATAATAATGCACCTCCAGGAACACCAGATGGAGTAACTTTACGTGCTGCTGTATATCCAGTTCCTGTAGGAGTATTCCATAAATTAGCAACAATAGTTACATCAGTTTGACTTAGTGATGGTAGAATAACATATGAGTTCATTGTAGTTGAACCCACACCAATATCGACCAGACTTCGTGAATAATAAGTATTAATTCCAACCTTAGATAAGTATCTATTTTCACCTGGTAAGAAACTTGATGGAATTAAGAGACCATTTGTCGTTCCAAATCCTACGGTTGCCACTCCAACAGAAGGAACAAGCATAAGATTATTAGCGATAAATGATGCACCACCACAGTTTGCTTGGAAATCTCCATAACTTACGTAAGGAACGACAGCACCATAATCAATTGGACTACTTGGAATAATTCTATCATCTGTATATGCTGATCCATCTGCTTTATCGGTAATTATAACTTTTCCTGCTGTATAAAATCCATTATCGGCCCACATAGAACCAGTTGCCTGCATTATCAGGTTTTCTGGTCCAGTTTTAAACTCAGAATCATTTGTGGTTCCAATACCAACTTTGGGTCCAAAAATATAGGCACTAGAGTTGAACACAGCATCTTGACTTACTGTAAGTTCATTACTTACAGTAAAGTCTGCGAATGTGCTGATCCCACTGGTAATATTGAAATTTTGATTACTTGGAAATGGTAAAGCACTTCCATCACCTAAAGTGACTGAGTTTCCAGCAGTTCCGGTAACAGTTAAAATCCCAGCAATTACCGCATTATTGGTGACAGATATATCACCTCCGACTTCTAAAGCCTTTTCTAAGGTGTCATTACCTTTATTAATACCTACCTTTCCATCATAAGTAACTTCAAACTTTGTTGAATTGTTATAGTTGACATTGAAACTTTCTGTTGTGCCTGTACCAGTCCCTTCATGAAGATTGACACTGACTCCACCAACATCATAATTATTGATATCTAATCTACCTGTTAATGGACTATAGAGTAATTGAGCACTACTATTTCCAGCACTAACAGATTCACCAATACTTACAGATGAATTTGTCGAACTTGTAATAACAAGACTTGCGTCGGATGATTTATCAATTCTCAAATCATTAAAAGTACCAATACCAACATCAGCATTCGTGATACTTGCTACACCGACTTCAAGTTCATTAAAAGTAGAAATTCCACTAGTAACATTAACATTACCAGTTACATCACCAATCAAGTCTCCATCAAATGTTGTTGCCGTTATGATACCGGCAGACATCGTAATTGCTGTTCCAACTTTAAGTTCGGTAAAAGTAGAAACACCAGAAGAAGCATTAATATTACCAGTTACATTACCAATCAAGTCTCCATCAAATGTTGTTGCCGTTATGATACCGGCAGACATTGTAATTGCTGTTCCAACTTCAAGTTCAGTAAAAGTGGAAATTCCACTATTTACATTACCAGTTACATCACCAGAAAAAGTAGTTGCTGTTATAATTCCAGTAACATTTACATCACCAAAAACTTCTAATGCACTATCAGATGCACCAGGACTTGTTGTAGTATTAATACCAATCTTTGAGGTTGTATGAAGACCTATTCCACCATTATCAGTAATAAATGTAGTTCTCGCATACCCAATTAAATTATCAACAGTCTCACTATTTCCAATCTTGATTTGAGATACTGTAAGAATACCAATATATGAAGTAGTCGCAGTTATAAATCCAACAGTAGTTATACCAGATATCTCAGCATTTTGAGTTACATTTAAATCTTGCGTATTTGTAAGACCAGTTGATTTTACGTCTCCACGAACATCTAACTTATATCCGGCAGTAGGAACTGAAGTTCCGATACCCACAAGGCCATTTGCATTTACAACAAAGTTATCATTATCAACTTGTACTCCACTTCTAAAATTAAATGACTTCCTAATATTTGCCATTATTATAAACTTTAGAGTTATTTATCTTCCAATCTCTGTTCAAGTTTTTCAACTTTATCAGAGAGTTCTTTAATTGCCTCTACAAGAAGAGGAATAACTTTATGGTAGTCAACTGCAAGATATCCATTATCTCGTGTTGTAACTAATCCTGGAAGTCCCAGAGACTCAATTTCTTGTGCAACCAATCCAGTATCACTTCCTTCTTTATTAGACTTATCATTCCAATCAAATGTATTGCCACTGATTGAAATGACTTTCTCAAGAGGATTATCAATTAAATTAATATTGTCCTTCAGTCTCTCGTCAGAAGAATAGAATGCTGTGATGTCATCAGAGACTCGAAGTTCACCTGAAATAGAACAACCTGTTGAAATTGTTCTCAGCTTCTCTCCAGTATTACCATGATAAAGTTCGACTCCACTGTTATCACCTGAATATATTTTTAGTTTTGGATTCCAATATGCATCAAAGAATTGGAAGGCACCCTGACCAGTGCCAGCATTTGATTTGAATACTATTGGACCATCACCAGCATCTTCAATTATACTTGCAGATCCTGTTGTAATTGTGTCTCCGTACCTATCTAATTGAGCAGAGAAATCTGCTCGGTGAGAAATTTGCAAATCATTATCATTACCAAAGTTCAATTTCTTATCATCAGGGAAGAACATACTTCCACCAATATTTACATTCTTCCCAATACCAATACCACCAGTAACTACAAGTGCTCCAGAAGTGGTTCCTGTAGAATCAGTTTGATTAGCAATTTTTACTTGTCCATTTGCTTTTATTGTTACATCCTCATCAAAGGTAACAGGACCATTAAACTGTGAAAGAACTTGTCCAGAATCTCCACCTTCTACAACTAATCTTTCTTTAATTGTAACTTCATCAAATACTGCACTTAATCTTGATGGGTCTTCACCAGTCACAGTTGGGACTGGAATATCAAAATTAGTTTCTTCACCAGTTGCAGATGATTTCTTCTGGTTTCCAATATAGAAATCACCTTTGTTATTCATACCAGTATAAACAACAATTCCAGAAGACCTTTCCTGTGCCTGTGACAAGAACTCTTCCCTTTCTGTGAGTGTTCTGTCCTGAACTTGCGGAAGACCCGTAGAATAGTTTCCAGGACCATATCCAAGATACTCAAATGTATGACCAGAAGCACGAATAATTGATGGTCTATGGAACTCAATTGAAGGAACTTTAATCTTTCTAATTGTTGAGTTCTCGACATGTGTTGCGGGTGAAGTAGCCAGTGCTCCACGAATAACTGTAATTTCAGTTCCACTCAGAGAATCACTCGCAATTCTCATAATTTCATTATCAATCTGAATGTAAGAACCTAATGGGAACCTTGTCATAGTTCCGGCAATACCAGGACTACTTACAGAGAATGATGTTGTTGTTGAACTAGCATCGATGCCACCAGATTCAGAAAGAGTTAATGTTTCTCCATCAAAAACAGTAATTGCTCTTGACTGAAGATTTTCACTTGACCTATCAGAAACACCTGCATTTGATGATAGTCCGTGCTTTAGGATAAATCCTGATGCAGTTCCAATACCACCAGTGACTTCAAATTCATTAGGAAGTGTAGAAACACCGACAATATAATCTCCAAAATTATTAGTGTTAATACCGATTACTCTAAACTTATTACCAGGTGCTAGTCCATGTCCAGTGGCAGTAATTGTATTTCCAACACCAGTAAATGCAACAGAAGGTGCCGTTATGAATGCATAATTATCTGAAGTGATTACCGGATCACCAGTTGTTCTTGCAATCGAAATACTATTTCTACCAGTGACACCAGTAATACGATGATAAGTATCAGTTCCTGTTCCAACACCAGTAAACTGAACTACATCTCCAATATGAGATGAAATACCAGCAGAAGTGACTGTAAATTCATTACCAGATCCTGCTCCAATTACACGAGTATCCAAATAATATGTTGCTGCAGAATAATTAGAACCACCGTTCATAATTTCTACGGAACTTATACTTTGTCCAGGTGCAACAACAACTTTTGCGGTTGCACCCTGCCAAGCACTATCAAAAGCATTTCCACTATTAATTGGATCTTGTATTGTGGAAATTTTTACATTATAATAAGTTCCTGTACTAAACCCTGAAGTTGCACCAAGACTTCCAGTTACAATACTATTAAAGTTATGATTTCTATCGAAAGTGATAGTTGGTGTTGTTGATGTTGGGTTTAAGACGGATGTTATATCAAGACCAATACCGAGTGATGTTAGTAATAAGTCGGCACTTTCTCTTGTAATACTCTTCTTAAGGTCATCTGTCTGAACTTCTCCGATTGGAGACCTTAAGGCATAAGTTTTTGCAGAATTTGGGTCGTCGTTAGGATTATCTCTATCAAGTTGTGGATATAAATCAGTTACATTCTGACTGTATTTTAGATTTGTAAATTCATTCTGAATTGCATTATTAGAATTTAGTGTATAAATGTGATATACACCATTTGAATCTCCATCACTATATTCAGAGATTATCTCGTTCCTATAAACATAAAGATTTGACTGTAGGTCAGTTCTCTCAAATCTTGGAAGTGATGTTGTTCTTTCATTTACATTATTTGTAAATGTTCCTGGAGTTAATGTTGTTGTATACTTAAAGGTTAGGTCATCAGTAATTTCACTTACACTATAAGTTCCATTATATCCTTTATCAATTAATCCAGTCGTGTTTGTAGAATCAGTTACATTCTTAATAGTGACTGAATCTTCAACTTTTAAATTGTGGGGTAATTCTGAGACAACAGTTACAGTGTTTGAAACTCTAGAACAAGTTTTAATAAAACTTGGATTGCGATTCCAATCATAATTAGTGGAATCGATAGTAGATCTATTCGTATCAGCAGTTCCTACATATCCAGTTGTGCTAGATTCTTGAAGAACAAATCCTGCTTCTGGAGTCTTTGCATTTGTAAGTTGACTTGGAACTACAACTCTAACTTTATAAATCTTCTCATCTAAACTTCTAGTATCTGCAATTCTCTTGATGATGGTTGGTTCTGATGCACCAGATAGAGGATTTATGACCGATGTGATAATACCGGCATTAGTTACATTAATATACCACTGACCATCCCACTGAACTGGATGTCCGGCATCACCAGATTGTTTATCAGAAACTCTCGTAATAATTTTTAGATTTGTTCCACCATATACTGTAATTGGTTGATCGGCATCTGCTTCTGCTTTTGATGCGGCAAGTTTAACAGTCGTATTATCTGGTGCAATTGCATAATAAACTGTGTTAGTTTTTAAATTTTCTGGTAGATCTCCATCATCACTAATAATGATAACCTTTTCACCTGTTGATAAATTATGAGTTCCACTAGACAATGTAAATACATTTGTGGAAGGAGATCCAACAGAATATTCCTCAAAAGATGAGGCACCACTTGGCATCACAATATCGGCAGAATCAGTACCAAGATAAAGTTTATCATTTACTTTTGCACCAACACGATAACCTTGTGTAAGAATTGGTGGTTTTATATTCTCATCATTAAATCCAAAGAGGTATAATTTAGTTGAAGTATTTGTTGCGTCCTGATCAAGAGTCAACCAATCAACATCTTCTTCAGTAGAATCAATTGCTCTTGGTGGAATAATATGAGTTAAGAATGCTTTGTTATCCTTCTCAAATGCTTCTTTCTTAAATCCTTCAGAGATTAGTGATAATTGACCAAAGTTGGAGTTTGAGTTGGTTACAGAGGCATCTCCTCCACTCTGTGCCTCAAAGTGCTTATTATATCCAATCGCAAACACAGAAACAACTTGAACAATTGCATCATTCGTAATCTTAATATGAGATTGTTCCCATCCTTTTCTATAAATTGCCTCAGAATCTAAATGATATACAGTTCCGGACGATGAAGATTGTGAAGATAGATCTGAACCAGTTTGTGTTGTTCCTGCAGAGTAAAATGTATTTTCATATTGTCTGGATGATGGAATATATTTTACAAATGCTCTATCATCTTTTTGAAGGCTGACGCCAGTAAATTGAGCCACAACCATACTACGGAATCCAGTTGCTTTAGATCCGTCAGTTAGCATTCCATTCATACCCCATACAGAACGCATGGAGATATTAAAGATATAAGGAGAAGCTCCAGAAACTGTATCAGTTTCGATTGTAACTGTTGCTGGTGGATTACTATCAACAATACCTGTAGGACTAATAAGTGCCGGATCTGATGATATAGTATAGAAAAAGATATTATCACTAATATTATCAACATCAGTAACTCTGGTTGAAATATTATACTGAGCACTATTAGGACCTGCTACTCCATCAATATTAATTGGTGTTCCTACATCCAATCCATGAGGACCTTGTGTTGTAACAGTAATTGTTGTTGTTGGTGTTGCACCATCACCTGATATAATTGATGTGATTGTAATAGGATCTGCTGCAAATGCACCAACAATCTCAAACTCTGGTCTTACTGAAGTAAATCCTTTTTTATTTACATTAAATTTATCTAAAGGATCAACTTCCCGACCTGATCCAGTACCATATGCTTCTGATAGTTTTGCATAATACATTGCAAGGTCTGTTACACCTTGACCACTAACTTCATTTACACCATCGGCATATTCAAATACCGTAAGTTTATGGTGCGAAAATGTTGGAGTTGATTTAAGTTCAAAATTATCTGGTTGTGTATAAACAGTTCCAAATTCATCTCCATCAAAAATAGAGAACTGCCAGAGATAACATGCCCCAGTAATTCTAAAGATTGCAGAATTTAGTACATCATCATCAGTTGGATTCGGAACATAAAGAGGGCGTATTTTGGTCTTTCTTAAGTCAAGACCAACAATTGAAGTTCCACGAGGGACAATTACACCACCATAAACACTATTAAACTTATAAAGATCGTTATCTTTTTGAGTTAAGTCGAAAACAGAATCTAATGTTAAATCAAAACTTGCACCTGCAGGTGTGGGCGTTCCTGCACTATTAATATAATACCCTGGACGATTATCAACTACATGATTACCAGGCATCAAGAGAATTGTAGTCTTCTCTGTTTCGTCGTTATTATTTCCCTTAACGTATGAAAATCTTGCAGATTCAATCAGTGCTCTCTGAATTGTTTTAAACGGTCGAGCAAGTGAGTTTCCTTGGTTACTAATACTATCAGTCGAGTCTAAATCTGATGGACTTACATATAATATACGACCCTCAGTGTTCTTAATAATAGAATCTAATTTATTCAGAGGCATTGTATTTCTGCTTCTATGCTATTTCTATAATTTATTTATCTCAGTAAATCTTCTTCTCCATTATAAAAACTTTGTATCTCTTCTGGTAAGTTTTCAGGGTTTAATATCTCAATATCATCAAAGCAAGGATGACAATTTTCTAATATCAAATAATTAGATCCCTTGTAGATATCTTCTACCGAATAATCTTTATTGCTATATGCCTCTTTTACTATTTCTCGGTCATACAAATACCCTACAGGCAAATCATCAAATGTAAATGGAACATCATTTAAGAAGAACATTTTGACTATCACCTTATAGTCATTATACCAACAATTCTTTGTGGTTACTGTATAAGACATAATATTATTCTTTCTTTTTATTTATTTTCATAAAAAAAAGGTTCCCGCACCACCAGGAACCTCATGTTATTCACTCACCAAAGAAAACCCCTATCATATAATCATCATTTCTCGCAGAGTAACTTTACATCTAGTGGGGCTAACTCCTTCCCCTTATTCTTACCACGATAGGTTTCTGTTTGTGCGTGGCAGTTAGGACATAAGATGCGAAGGTTGTTTATGGTATTATTATACCTGTTTCCATCGATATGGTCAAGTTCAATTGGAGTGGGTTCACCATTCCATTCTGTAATACCGCAACCTTCGCATTTGTGTTCCTTAAGTCCTTCAGAAATCAAACGCAACTTAAGTTTGTGAGATTGGTGATAGGAGTTTTCTGTCAAATAATATTCTATTGGTTTTGTTGTATGTGTATGACTTCGACCCTTTAACCAAGATTGTCCATGCATATGTTCCTTTGTTAATCCCAAAGTCTCTGCTTTTCTTTTAGCACAAGCATAGTTTCCACCTGCTTCTACTAAACCAATTTTTCCAAGAACTTGTCTAATAGATCCACTAGTAGTCCATGCTTCTATAAATTCTGCATCAGTATAGTTTTTAGATTGTCTCATTACTTAAAAGGTATACTTAATATTATTTAGTAAAATTTACCTTTTAATACCCGTGATCGGACTCGAACCGATACTGTCGAAATTTTAAGTTTCGTGTCTACTGCCAATTGGACTACACGGGCATAACATTACACTTATCCGTATGCTATGTGGGCATCACACCCAGTATACTGACAGTTTGCAATGGAGTAAGACACAGGACCACCGTGAATATCCAAAGGGAGTTAGTTCCAAACGTGCAGGACAGTGATGATCCTGTTGCTGAGTGGCACCTTTGGTTGGAACGTCTCAAGTTCCTAATGCCCGTTGTCGGTTACGATCCGACCTTCTATCTGTTATGAGCAGATCGCCTTCACCAGAGGGCCAAACGGGCAAGATAGTGTAGATGACAGGATTTGAACCTGCACTACTCTCCGAAGAGGCGTGTTTCCATTACATCACATCTACACTTGGCGTCTTTTTAGGCTATCTGCCTAACGACTACCAATACTCGTGGATGGATTCGAACCATCTCAAAGGCACTAATCGGGTGCAAAGAGTTTATAAAACTCCCCTGACTACCAAGTCTCACGAGCAGATGATGAACTACTGAGCTTCATTATTTTGCTCAGTATGTATTCGTATTAGTTCATCATCGGCAGGCATCATTACTGCTGCCTTACCATCTTCTCTCACAATACCTATGGTTTCACCGTTTTCGACTCTTTCCATAAGATCATCAAAATTGTCTTCCCATTCTTTCAGGGTAAAAACTTCCATTTACACCTCCAGTGGTTCTGCATAAACCAAAGCATCTTCTGGACAAGTATTACGGATGACCTCAAGAATATCCATGAACTGGTCTACAGTATCACAAACAATTTCTTTGGTGTCTCCTTCACTAGAATAGATGTAGAATGTGCGTTTGGTAGGGTCTACAACACATCGTGTGAGAAACTCGTCT